ATTTTTTTTGCGTTTCCTCATTTCCGCCATTGATAAACCAAAAACACTGTTTTATCGCTTCTTCCATGTGCTCCCCAGGCATCGTGAAAAAACCGGGGTAAAACATTCCCAACACGCCAAAGCACTTTTCTTCGCTCGTTAGTTCCACAGCAGACAGCACCGAGAATATGTCCAGTATCACGCGGAAATCCGTTTCTATTTGGTATTCCGTTCCACACACCTCAAGGCTCGTAGGAAGGTCGTACATCATCTGTGGTACTTGGCCGTATACTTTGCAAGCTTTTCACTGTGAAAAGCCTTTTCACGCTTAATCCCCTCGTCCAGCTCGTCCATGATGGCAACCATAAGGTTCATCCACAGCGGCGCACCGTCCGCGATGGCATACACGCTGACATTTCCAAACAGTGTTTCACACACCGGTTGCTCAAACACCCCGTTAATGGTCTCGCGCATTTCGGCGTCCATATTTCGGAGCCAGTCAAACATTTCGCGGGCGCTCATTTTTTCTACGTTATCGTCCCGCGCATCCTGCTTCTTTTTCAGCGCGTCAAACGCTGTGTAAAGCTTGTCTGCAAACGCCGGATCACTGGGGTTAAAATATACCGTGCATTTGTCATTCAGGTTGTATTCCTGTACGCCGGTGGTGATTGTCAATTCCTTCATGTGTTCCCTCCAAAACAGGGGCGGTTGCCCGCCCCTTTATTTAGGCCGCAGTAAACTCAATAGCGCCGCTGCTGCCCTTCTTCACGGTACCCACAGTGCGGGTGCCGCCGTAGGTGATTTCGCTGGTGATATTCAGGGTGCCACCGCCCTCGCCGCCGATGCCGGTGATGGCAATAGCGCAAGCGTCGTAGCGCTCCGCAAACATCGCCTCGCCGCTGGTGGCGTAGAAGTGGCCGATCATCATGTCCTGATTTGCCAGCGCCTGGGCATCCTGGTCTTTTACTGCCAGGTTCCACATCTTCACTGCCGCAGCATCGCCCGCATCCAAGGGGATGGGATCAAAGGTCTGCGTGATGGTGGGCTTCTTCATGGTCGTAAAGGTGTGGCCCAGAATGTCCTGCTTGGTGTCGGTGCTCCAATCCATTTCCTCGCTGCTGTCCTCAACGCGCTTACCGATGGCGCTCCACACAGGGGCGGATGCGGTGCCGGTGTTCAGGTACGCAATAAGCAGTTCGCGGTCAATGGTCTGGCCTACGGTTGTGTTGAATTCCAAATCTGCCATTATACATTCACCTCGTAATTCAGTTTCATAAGGATTTGGTGATCTTCGTCCCCGTTTTCATACATGGCAAACAGGGAAGATCGCGTGGTCGGCTCCATGCTGATAACGCGCTTGTCATCGCCAATGTCGGGCTTCTGACCATTTGCCCAATCCCCGATAGCGTTCAATAGTTCGTCAGCCTTGAGCCGTTTGTCGTTGCTGTTCCCCGGCTTCACTCGGTAGATTATCTTAAACTGATACTCCGCCACATAACCGCCGGTGATATACTTCCGCACGATGTAAGCCGCCTGAATGGTCGACATCGCCATAGCGGAAGTGTCGGCGGGAAGAAACTCAAAGCGGATAAGGTCGACTGGCAGCTCCGGGTATGTGTTCAGCCACACAAGCAACTTGCGCGATACCTGATCCTCTTCCGCCGCTGACACGGCCTTTTTAATCTTTTCCAAATTTCTTCACCGCCTTATCTGCCACCCGCACCCACTTCTCCATGTTCTGCGCTTTGGAAGCCTCAAACCAATGGCTCTGTGCTTGCGGGTGCATTGTTGTGTTAAATACAAGATTTCGGTCTGTTGCGTGAAGTTTAGACCCTTTCGGAAATCTAATAACTTCGTTGCCATTTTTGCCAACAAAGTGCATTGGGCCGTTTCCGTGCTCGTCCACCATAACTTTGCCGAAATATAGATACCGTGCGTATGGCCCTGGATAAACGACCTCGTTGCCAACCACCCGCGTCCGCTTCGTCAGAGAGCCTGTAAGCGCAGGCACAAAGGGGATGGTATCTTTCATCACCTGTTGCGCTAAAACGCTTTCAGCGCGGCCACAGGCCCTTGCAAGCTGCCGCTTTACCTCGTCCATGCCGGACACGTCAACAGAGAACTTGAGCGACATCTCATGCCCCTCCGACTTCCCAGTGTCTCATGTCCACGCTGCCAAAATCTTTCTCGTCCACTTTGGTCACGTTGTAGCAGCCGTCCTGTGCCATAGCCACGTCCTCTTTGTCTGTAACAAACTCGCCTTTCACAAAGAACGTCAGCCCGCCGTTACCGTTCACAGACAAAGTCCACAGCCCGGACTTGTCCGCCGCCGCAAGAAACGCCTGCGGGGGCGCGTAAGTTTTGGCCTTGCCTGTCGTGCCGTCCACCGCTTTCACGGAAAACGGAATGTACAGGTTTACCGCGTCCGCACTCTCAAGTCCGCTTTCACGCACGTTGACAGCCTTGCTGGCCTGCAGCATAACGCCGCGCAGGATGGTCACATACAGCTTTGTGATTTCCTCAAAGGTCGCCGGGTCAGTCTCCTGCACGGAGTTGTAGACCGTTATAGTGTGGGGCGCGTACAACCGCAGCACCCCCCTCCCCGATACAACAGCCCGGTATGAGCAAGGTATTCCATGCACGTTTCCGCAAGCAGTTTCTTTGCCACGTCCGTCGCATTGAGTGCAGACAAGGCGGATTCTCCGCCCGTTGCAAGTGTTCTGGAATAGCTGCCTACCGTTTCGCTTTTGACTTCCGCGTTATTTGCCGCAGCGTTTGCAAGGTTCTTCACGGCAAGCGCCTGCGCCGCCTCGATGACCGCATACTTGTCAACCAGCGCGCAACAGCACATCTTTACCGCATCCAGATCAGCGTTGTCTTGCGCTCTGTTGCGCGTGTAGTAATCGAGGAAGGAGCTGGCGCGGACAACAAGACGCGGGAAGACATTTTCACTCACAGCGCCCATGTAAGTGCCGGAGTAGTATTCAAAGTCTGCGTAAGTCATCAGTGCCCTCCTTCCAAAACTGCGAGAATTTCAGCCTTTTTCATCGAACTGCTGACCCCTTTCACCCCGTTTTCATCGGCATACGCAAGCATTTCAGCTTTTGTCATGCCGGAGAAAGCCGGGGTGTCAGGGTCAGGCTCATTCAGCAGTTCAGTTAGCCCCCCACTGCCGGAGTGATGGAGCCGACAACCACGCCGTCAATGCGCTCGGCGAACAGCACCATGCCGTTGATAACGGTATCGGATGCGGTCATGTTGGTGTAATCGGGTTCCTCGTGGATGCCGATATAACCGGTGGCGTCGGTGGTGAAGTTGAACACCTCGCCCAGATCTGCGCCGTTCACAGGGATGTAGTACAGGACAATGTTGTCCTTGGCGGTGGCGTAAATCTTGCCCTTGGGGACGCTGGAGTTCAGAATCACAGTGCCCAGACCGAGAAAGTTCTCGACATAGGTCATGCCAAAAGCGGTCTGCAGGGTGATGTTGGCAGTTGCGAGATAGTCCGCAACGTCCAGCGGGTTCATGAAATACACTGCGCCGATCTCGTCATCCTCGAACAGCACCTGCAGCTGGCCCCATGCCTGAGCCAAGGTCGCCTGGAAGGTAGCACCGCTGGCCGTGCCAGTACCGGTTGCGAGGAAGCCGAAGAAATCCTTGCGGATACCTTTCTGCACGTCCTTCAGCATTTCATCGGTGGTCATTTCGACGGCCTGATCGTAGCCGCGATCAGTGATTGCCTCGGCAGAAGTGGCCTTACGCCACTTCTTCAAGGTGATCTCCTTGTAGTTCACAGCCTCGGTCTTGTACTTGCTCAGAGGGATGGTCTCGCCCTCGGCCACAGCGCCGTCTTCCAGAGTGCCGGTAGCCTTGTAGCTCTTGAGCACAGTACCGGCCTGCTTGGCGATCTTGCGGGTAACGCCCAGAGCCTCCATCAACTTCTTGATGGAATAGCCGAACATTTCGGTAAATTCAATTTCGCGCACACGCGCGAGGTCAGCTTTCTTAATGAGCTTAGGATCAGCAGCCATTTTTATTCTTCCTTTCTAAACAAATCCATATTTGCGGCGATTGCAGCGCGCCGCTCCGCTCTGTCGGAGATTTGCATAATCTCGTCCTTGGTCATAGGCTTCCCGCCATCGATGAGCCGTGCGCCCATATCCAGCCGGACAGCAGGCTTAGAAACAAGGCCCTTATAGGTGCCATCCACGAGAGCATCAAGGCTCTTGGTATCCTTGATTTTTTCACCGTCCAGCTCCAGCGCCGCTATTTCCTCTCCACATCCGCGCATGGCAAGGTCGAGATTTGCGCCGGTGATGTTTTTGCTCTCAAAGTAAGCACGGACGGCCTTTTCCTTTGCCGCCTTGCTTTCCTTTTCTGTGATGCCGGACTTATAAGCTTCAAAATCCGAGTGTTCCTTCTCGTACTTTTCCTTATATCCGCCGTCACCTGCTGCCTTGAGGTCATCCAACTGCTTCTGGATGCCGGGCAGCTTTTCCGCATCGACTTTGTAGCGGCTTACATCCGCTTTCAGGCCGTCCACAGTGTCGGTATGCGCTTCGATGATGGTATCCACCTGTTCGTCGGTAAGACCCATACCCTTCAGAAGTTTGCGTGTAAGTGCCATTTTCTATCTTCCTTTCCCTTGTCCGCAGTCCGTCGCGGCGATAGATTGTATAAAAACCGCTGTACCTCGCGAGTTTTATCTAAAAATAATTTTGATTCTTTCTTGCATTTTTCATGGAAGCGTGATATAACCTAATCAAGAGAACCGGTCGTTGTCGGATTTATCCGCGCCCTGCGCGGTGTGATGGCGTGTCGGTTCTTTTTTCACGCCTTTTTTACGACAACAACAATATTCCCATTGCGAATAACGATAATCGTATCAACAAACGCCGTTTCTTTATCCTTGTAAATTCTTTGTATTTGAGATTTTAAGACTGAGTCAGTAATTGTCTTTGCGTTTGTTAGATCCAGAATAAAGTTTTTGCTCTGCTTCCTCGCTTTTTTAATTCTATTTATTATCGTGTTTTCTCCAGCTTCTTTGCTGAGAGTTTTTAGGTCATATCCTTTACCTCGGAACAAGTAATCCGGAGTCGAAATGCCTTGTGGGTTGTTGACGCGCGGAACCATATACAGTTCACCGCCGAATTCTCTTTCTAAAAGTTCGGCAATTTCTTTTTCATGGGCGCTATAGTCAAGAACGACATTATGCCCGTCAACCGTATATGTAGCCCCGTTTATTGTGAATGATTTTAGCCCTTGAACAGCGTGACTATTTGGCGTTGCGTCTTTTCGCCACAACTCCGTTACATCAATATATCTGGAATCAGAGAAGCCGCCAGTTTTCGGCTGTGTTATAAGTCGATTGGTTGGTGGTTCATAAGCCTTTGGCTTTGTATGCAGCACGTTCATTCTTTCCGGCTGCTCTGGCAGCCCAGCCGCCGCGCTGAACGCCTTGTATTTGGAATTTAACCGCCGCAGCCGTATGCTTACCGCAGTCTCATCTTCATGCAATCCTGCGGCCTTGTATGCGGCTTTTTCGCGCTTGAGTTTCCGAATCTCCCTCTCAACACGCCGCTGCATCTGCGTTGCTTCATATGCCGTGTAGGTCTTGCCGTCGTAGGTGCAACCCAGTCCGTCGTCAATATGCTCAAGCTGCTCATCGGTGTATGTTCGCTCCGATACGCCCTCGACCCACGGAAACCGCCTGTGCCGGCAGTTTGCACCTTCCAGCCCATCCACAGCCCCCAGGCCGCACACCTCGTAAATGCTCGGGTAAATATCGCCCGGTCGGACGCTGTAAACACGGCCTTGCCACTCCTTGTGCGATGACCACGGAGACGGCCCCGGCTTATCACGCGCGCCGGAATGGGCGGAAACCTCGAAATATGGTGTCTCAAGATATTCCGCCGATTGCTCCGTGTACTTTGCGCAGATTTGGGAAACGCCTGTCATTACCGCCCGCCGCGCCGCCACATCGATTTGGTCTCGATGGCCGCTCTCGTAGTCAACAACCTTCAAGCCGCTGTCGGCAAGCTGTTTTACCGCCGTCTTGATGGCCTGATTGTAGTTGATTGCGCCGCTCTGGATTTGCATTGTGGCATTATCCAGCGCCCACTGGTATGCTTTGGCAGGCGGCAGCATTGTGCGCCCAGCGTCCACTAAAAAACCCATTGATGCGGTTAGATTGCGGAATGTATCAAGCGTCTGCGCCCTGATCGCCGCAACTTCCGCGGCGTCAACCAATGTTTCCGGCTGCGTGATGTGCGCAAGGTCGATAAGTTCGGTGTAATACTTCTGGTTGCGCTCCACAACATCATCAAGCAACTTATCCAGCTTTGTTTTTCTGATGCCAGATGTTTCCAGAATTGCTTTCTCAATCTCCTTAAGATCAATTCCGCGGGAGCGCAGCGCACGGATTGCCTGCACTGTTACCTCGTTCAGCTCATCCGCAGCTTTCAGCCGGGAGCAAATTTCATCCAGCAGCACAAGCTCAAGCGCCCGAAACAGTTCTGCCAGGCCCTCCGGAAGTGCGTCAAGCAGAGCAGGGTCAAAAGGGTAAGGACGCATTGGCCGTCACCTCACTCGATATCTTCTTGCGGCTCTTTTGTCATGTCTTGCATCTTGGGAAGCGCCGCCTTTGCGGTGGCCTCGTCCTCGTTCATCCAGCGCATACGGAACTCCCAGTCGTTCATGATGCCAGCGTTAAGCAACTGCACATCGCGGTTAAAGTCCTGCCCCTTGTCTTCAATGATACTGTCATCAAAGTCAATGGAAATTTCAACTTCCTCATCCAGCCCGGCGTTCATAAACTTATTTCCCATGCGAAGCAGGGTGCGACACAGCCCTGTGATCGCTTGCTCGAGCAAAATCTCATGCTTTTTAATAGTCCGGAACAATGTGCTGTTTTCGCTGATGACTTGCGTAGCCGTTGCAATACTGCCTCGGTCAAATTTGTAATGGTTTTCACCGAATCCGCACTTGCTCGACAAGATGTTCAGCATATCTTGCATACCGGTGTTAAACTCCGCTGTGCGCAGCGTCATGTCGACCTGCTGGAGGATGCTGCCATCACTTCCTCTGTCTTCCGGCATAACATAGTATATGGTCTCACGCTTGTCGAACATAGGGCGACCGTCAACGCTTTTGATGGCCTCCGGCTGCACCACAATGCGCTTCTTGCCAAGGACAAACTCGTTTACATAGCTGTCATATGTAATATCAACGCCCTTTAACTGGTCGATGGCATACGCAAACACTGCAACGCCCATCGGGTTAAACTCATCGGAATTCGCAATGTTCAGGCGGTCGATAATAAACTGCGGCTTGTCGCTCCCTGTGTGAACGACAGGCGGGATCGTTTCAAAGCCCCGCACGCTGGCCAGCGGTACCTCATCTGTGCCGTACAGGTGGTTTTCAATGTCATACTCGCCGCCGTTCAGCCGATGAACCTGGATGTAAGTGTACTCCGTATCATTAACCCTTTTTGTTGACGCAAAAGCGCACTCTCGAATGACTCCGTTATCCCACGTCAGCGGATAGATGTTCCCTGCACTGACATAATTGATTCGAATTCGACCGGCGTCCACAATCTCCGATGTGTCCGGATTGATGCTCATGCCCTCGACCGTGGGGACATAGGCAACAGTTCCTACCGCAGCTTTCCGCTCCTGCGCTTCGTTGGCCTTTACCCACCAATTGTTATCTGCAAGGATCGCGTCTACAAATTCCTGCTCTCGTTTTCCCTCAAGGGTGATGTTCACACGCTCATTCATCAGCAGGTTTGCCCAGTCCTCGCAGACCTTCTTGCACATGTTGACGGAATATCTGTGACATTCCAGCTCTTCAATGCCGTTCCACACCGTATAACTGTGGAAATCCTTCACATCGCCATCATACCAAGACCTCCATACACCGATCAGCGAGTAAAACTTGCTGTCGACTGTATCAAAGCCCAATTCTTTTAATGCTCTGCGAATATTCACTCTTTCACCGTCCCATCATATGACCGGCACGCTCCAGGTCTTTGTAATATGGCTCAATGCTGTACTCAAAGGCATCCAAACTATCGATATCGGATGTGCCGTCATCCAAGCGCTCATCTTCAAACTTATCAGGATCATAAATCGCGGTTTGTAGCGCGTCGATCAGATGCGGGCAGCTCCGCGAAACCTTAAAGCGGCCCTGCTTCATCAGCAGTACCACCAACCGGATGCGATCAGTGATTTGCATTTTCAGCGCGTTCTTAACCTGCGTGCCGAGGTGCATCTTCTGCGCGGTATGATCTAACCCACGAATCAATACTGTTTCCGCGCTATCCGCTCTTGTTTGGCTGTATCCATACTTAGCCGTCACCATCTGGCAAAATGTGGCAAACCGCCGATTCAGGGCATCAGGGTCAATCTCCTCGTTTTTGATGTATTCCTCTTCCAACGCAACAACGCGAAAGTCCTTTGTTATCCCGGTTGCCTGAAACTTTGTCGCAGACTTTGTGCCGCCGAAGTCAACGCCAATAGAAATAACGGTAAACCTTGTCCCGTTTTCTTCTGCCCATTTTAGAGGATCGTCGATTAGATACTTCTCCGTGTTATTGGCAAAATCCTTATATACCACACCTTCCGCCGCAACCCAAAGACCGCAAACATATCTGTCATAGAAGATGCCGGCGTACATATTCGCGTAGCGCTCAAGCGTTCTCGCACTCAAGCCAGGGTTATCTGTCATCTCGAAGTGGAGATATAGCGTATTCCGTTCGCGGTGTCGCTTAATCCACTCCTGATAGAACCAGTGATGTGGGCTGCCGGGGTTACAGGAGAACCACAGCTTCGCACCGTCAACGGAACAACGTGCAAGCGCCTGTTCCACAAACGAGCGCGGCATCAGCACCACCTCGTCCAGCAGCACACCCGCCAGCGTGCGGCCTTGGATCAGCGTATAGCTGGCCTCGTCCTTGCCGCCGAACACCTCAAAGTAATTCGTCACGGCGCCGCGCCGCACTTCCATTACCTTATCGCCGCGCCGCCAGCGTATGATATAGCGCTCTTTGGCAAGGCTCATCGCCGTAAACGGCACGATGATGTTCTTGGTGCAGCTATCCACCGTGCGGCCACACACGCCGAAGCGCTGGCCGCTGAAATTCTCCATCGCCCAGCGGACGAACGCCCACATCATGATGGAGGTTTTGCCGGAACGCACCGCGCCGTCACAGATCAGCGCGTCATACTTGGAATAGGGGAAGGCAAGGATCTTCTGCTGCTTTGCGCTAATCATCGCTTTCCAACCCCTCTGCCATTTCGCGCAGGCTTACGCTCAAAGCGTCCTCCTGCGTGTTGTCAGTCGGCAAGCCAATCTCCACAACGTCACGCTGGCCAAGGTACTGTTTCCCCAGCCAAATAGCCATGCTTGCGTTCTTTGCCGCAAGCTGCCACTGGCTCCGACGCAGCGAAATTTTCCCCGCTCCGCGCTTTTGTTTAAATACCTCGGAAAAACTGGCATGATAGGTGCGTTTACACCAACTATCCAGTGTTTTATCAGTCACATCAAACCAACCGCAGATTTCCTCAAGCGTGCATTGCAGGCCGCAGAGGTTTTCGAACTGTTTCTGATCTATTTCCTTTCTTGGCCTTGCCATACGCACCCTCCTTTCTCTGCTGGCGTTTAATAAACTTCTCCATGTCCCGCTTTAGGTTGGGACTGTTTGTTTTGGCAATAATCTCCTGTGCTTCTTCAATCGTCATGCCCAAGCCCTGCCACGATTTTCTTTTCTCTGTCGGAAAGTTCCCACACATTTGTATTACATACTCTTGCTTTCTCGACGGAAGCTTTCTCAGCGGCGGCTTTCTCGGCGGAAGCTTTCTCGGCGGCAGCCTTTTCCGATAGCAAAAAGCCGGAGCCGAACAAGCCTTTCCCCGACGCTTTCTGTGCGTCAAGCGCGCGGATAAAATGTGCATCTCTTTCGCTAATTTCAAGGCTTACGCCGTGAGCTGCCATATAGCACAGCATCATTGCCGTCAAAACCTCGTCTGGATATAAGTATTTCGGCAGTTCTCTGTGCAACTTTTTGAGATTCTTTTTGTTCTCGTCATCCAGTATTTCTCTTAAATCAGCGGCAGCAACAATCTTATTGTCCCCCATGTTGGTAACAAACGACGTATTGACAGACGCGCCGTTTTCATACACAACTCCGCACCCGCACGCCACATAGTTTGCCGATCCGCGCATAATTCCGAGGAGCGTAAGCGTCGGAGCAAACAGAAAGAAGTTGATTTTCTTGCTTGTGTACCACTCGCAGATTTCTGAAATAATGGAAAAAGGCGGATTGTCTATCACAACACACCCGGAAGGATATTTCTCGCTTTTATAATCTCCGCCCGGATAAAACGGGCGCACAATCGCAGCATTGCCAATTTCGTACTTCTCAGCCACCCAATCTCTTACTGCGTCGTAGATGTTATCCGGCGTGTAGCAATCGTCCGTTGTTTTCTTCGCCTCGAACTTTTCAAGAAAAGCTTGGTAGTCCTCATCATCGTCTGAAAGCTCTCCGCGCTCCATCCTTTCCCGGAACTCCTGCTCTCTTTGCTCGTTGGTCATTTCTTCGATTTCGGATTCGTCCAGATCTGGAAAAGAAAAGTCAAAATCAAACGCCGACAGGTCGAGACCGGGCAACTCATCAGCCAGGAGGTCAAAGTCCCAGTCGCTCTCGTTGCTCTTATTATCCACCAGCCGCAAAGCGTTCACTTGCTCCGGTGTCAGATCATCCACGCAGACGCAAGGCACTTCTTCCATGCCCAGCTTCTTTGCCGCCATAGCGCGGCAGTGGCCGATTACAATCACGCCGTCGCGATCAATCACAATCGGCTGAACAAAGCCGTACTGCTTGATGCTCTCCGCAACGTTGTTAATCTGCCGCCTGTCATGCTTCTTTGCGTTGGATGCATACGGAATAATATCTGCAATCGGTTTGTTATGGATAACCATAAGTCTTCCTTTCCTGACGCAGCGGCCTCCCACCACTGACCTTTGTCATTGCCGCGTCCTTCCCCGGCTTTCGCCACACCTGTATTCATGTCTTCCCTGGGACACATTACAAAGAGGTGCAGGAAGTCCTGTTTTATGTAAGCAGACTATTTGGGACGCATCCCATACAGCGGTCTGCCAGCGCATCGCCTGTTGTTTTACACAATCGGTCGGGTGCCACCATGCATCCATACTGTCCTACACAGCAGCTTTGTCCTAAGACAACCGCCACCACACCGCATCCACGCCTCGAATTTCTTTCAAGCACGGTGGTACCCAGACCAATCACGGAACTTTACAGCCCTGCGCCGGTACGTCGGTCGCATCCGTTTATCTTCACAAAGCCGGTGCCAGCCAATACATAAATTCCTTCGTCCTGCCGCTTTCGTACAGCGCACAGGAAAGACCACTTTCGCAGGCTTACGCTCCGTGCGGCTGCGAGGCAAGAGGTCACGCCTATGGTGGAGATGGGAGGATTCGAACCTCCGTGCGCCGTGTGCTCCCGTGCCACTCACCCACGGCTGTTCCTGCCGGGAGTTGCAGAACGCAATTACCACTCTGCCACATCTCCATGAGGGGGGTGCCGGTCTTTCCCGGCTGTCACCGCTGCGTGTCGGCTGCTTGCGGTTAGCCCCGATAGGTACACGTTTCTGCTTTCTTCTTGTGCTCTATCCCCGGAAGCCCGTTCAGCTTGTACTTCGCATGAGCACTGGATCTGGTGCAGACGGTTGGACTCGAACCAACGACATACCTCCCGGCGCGGTGCTCTGCCGACTGAGCTACGTCTGCATATTGCCCCATCAGGGCGGAGCCGAAGCCCCGCCCATCAGGAAAGAAGGGGAAAAAGAAAAAGAATGGAGATGCAGAGTTTGCCCCCGCATCTCCCATGATAAAGTGCGTTTTTTCAATTTTTCCACTTTTAAGTGGAATTTTCAAAATTTATTTTTCTGCAATATCTACCACGCAGGGATAGTCCGTCCTTCCCATCAGATAGTCCACCGACACGCTGAATTCATCCGCTATGCTTTTCAGCGCGTCCATCGTCGGCTTCGCCGTCCCCAGCTCATACCGGCGTATAGCATCTGAATTCAGCCCGCAGCGCTCCGACAGCACATACCGCTTCAGTCTCTTTTTCTCCCGCAGCTTTCTAAGCCGTTCCGGGAATTCGCTCATGTCAGCACCTCCTCCGGGAAAAACGTCTCCCGCACGCCCTTGCACTCCGCCACGATATAGCGCCCCTTTGGATGCACATACACCACCGTCGCCTTGCGCACAGGGTACAAATTGTCCTTTGTCGCCCCGGCGCCGGCATCGTCAGAAACCGCGCCCGGATGGTATCACCCTTCTGCATTATCCCTCCACAGCGTATCCACGCACTCCGGTTTCTTGCAGCGCATTTTCAATTTTCAGCATTTTTTCTGACCCTCCATATACTCGTAAATGGCCGCACACCGATCCCGGTTGCAGCACTTCACGACGGTATCTCCGTGAGTAATGGCCATCCGTCTCTCCGCCATATCACAAACACTATAGCTTGTCAGAATATCGACCTGTGGCCTTTCGACAACTTCTGGTTCAAAATGCGGGCAGCGTTCACAATACTCGCGCACATCAAGCTTAATCATTTTTACTCTCCTTTCAAATATCTTCCGCAATTGCATACAGTCCCGTCCGTAGCCTCTCGAAATTCCTTACAAGGGCATAGAGTATCCGGTTCTCTGGTAGCATCAATCAACCTCTTTGTCCGCATCGCTGTCACCTCCGTATAGCAGCAGCTTCCATCTCACCGTGTCGCCATCTACCAGAAACATATCGTTGTCGAGCATCGCGCGTTCTACGCATCGCGCTGTCTGCTTCGCCAGCGCCCGCTTGGCCTCCTCCACGTCCTCAACGGAAGAAACGTAACTGCCATACACCTTACAGTTTTCAGCACATGCATCAACCAGATCAAGGATCGTGTCCTCGTCGGTTGATGACAATGACGCATCCATAAGCGCCAGCACAAATTTATCCGCGTCAATCAGCCTCATTGCTGTCACCCCCATCCATCTTCGCGCCGCAGTTGGGACAATAAGGCGTGAGGTCAAACCCCACTATACGCCTGCACTTCGAGCACCTATATCCACTAATAGGGTCTATTTTATGCACACGCACCCACACCCCATGCACCACCGGGGCAACGTCAGCAGCAGGAATCTCATCCAAAAGTTGTTCTGCGGCGTAGGCGTATTCGATATGCAACAGCCGCTTCGCCTTTTCTCGGTCAATATACTCAATCGCCATCTTATCCTCCCTCTTGGCAATAGCCGTTTTCATCTGTGTCTTTCCCCCAATAGGTGCAGTACAAAACATCATTGATCACCGACGATTGGTAGCAGTCCTTGCAGCGTACTACCTCTACTGCATCAACAACTGTCTGCGCGTCCACCTCGCATATCACATCTTCAAGCAGGCCGCAGCCATGTTCATCATCGACGTCCGCATGAGCGTTTCGCCAATTCTCCAAAATCTTGCAAAGCACTTCCCGATCAATGTATTCCGCCATTGTCAGCCCTCCTGTTCCACGCTTCGATTGCTTTTTCTTTGCTGGGCAGCCCAGATACTTTCATCTTCTTTGTGTGGAGGCCATCACCAGCCCTATATCTCCCACAACCGGCATCCCACCCAAAATCTGCTCTATCGTAGGTATCGTACATATGGATAACGGTTGCAACTCCACCGCACTCAGGGCAGCGTTTTAACTCAGCCATCCATCATCGCCTCCAATGCTTTCTTCGCCTCCTCGCTTGTCAGAAAAACCGTCTTGCCAAATCCATTTAGTGATACGCCATACTCACGCCCTCTGGCACCTATTGGTTCGAGGCCAACAAAGCCGATCTCATTGCCCAGCCCGATCCGTTTGACCTCGCACTCGCTTATATGCTTATCCGAGTCCAGTAAAGCGAATACCCGCTGGCCCACCTTGCACGGCAGCACCACCACGCGCCCGTCCTTGTCGGCTTCTGCCAGCTCCTCCAACCGGTCAAGATCGCAGCCTCGGCACAGTTGGCGAAGTGTCTCTGCGGCTTCGTGATCCATGTCGATTTCCTCCGGCTCAAGCCCCGTGTCCTCGTAGGCCGCGAGGCGCAGAAACCTCTCTACTGGGATACTCCGCTGATACCCGTTTGCAAGGCGGCGCTCGTATCCTTCTCGTTGCGCGTCAGCTTCGCGCTTATTTGTCAGTCGCTCCATCACTCCACCTCTTGCATCCAGAACTCGCGGCGGCAGTTATCACACGTTATACCCGGTGCACGACATTTGCTTCCCTGCCTGTATTCTTTGAGAAAACTGCACGGAGATATTGCCACCACGCCGTTTGCACCAATGTCAGCATCCGGCCACTGCTCCAAAAACACGCTCTGCCGTGTCTTGCGCGGGTGTGCGGCAGACCACTCCTCGACGATCTTGACGGCTCTTTCGGGGTTTTCAAACATCCACAGACAGCATTCGCTCATCACCGGTTTTTCTTCCTCCGCGCGGCATCCTTCGCAATCCGGCGAAAACGAATTACACATTCTTGCTCTTTCTTGCAAAAACTTCACAGCATCCATTTACTTTTCCTCCTTCTTTTCCGCAATGCTCTTGCACAGCTCTCTCCAGCAGTCTTTATGCACCGTCAGGCGCACCCACCAGCTTTCGTGGAAGCTGTGTGTAAGCCGCTTCACCTTGTACTCGCTGGCTTCGCTGTCGCATTCAATTTCCTTTTTGCAAATATCGCAAAAGACCTTGGTCATCACATACCCCTCCATTTGCACCCGTAACAGGCGCCCTCGTGTGCGTATTTGTATTTCCCGCAGTATTGACACAGCTCGTTTTTCATGGCGTGCAGTTCGCTTTGCTCCTCCTCCACCGCCACGGCCTTGGCAAACTGCGCCAGTCCCTCGCTCATCTTCTCTATCTGCGCATCCCGCCGCAGTACGGTGTCCCGCAGGGCGGCGTTAGCCTGCAACAGTGCCTCGATGTGCCGCTGCTGGTTCTCGATCAGGTCAGCGGCGGCGGCTTGCAACTGAGTCACGCAGTCTTCTATGCGATCAGCCGGGCACTGATTGCAGCCACTGAACCTTGCACAGCACCGCAGCGCGGTCACGATCTCCTCTCGTGTCATGTTCTCACTCCTCTCAGTATTTCACTCCAATGTAGTCCAGCACCCTTGCATATCCCAACCCGTCCTTTGTGGGCTTCCATAATCCGTCTAAAGTGTCGAATTGCCCCCCCTCGATGCAAAACGGTAATGTTTTGGGTGTGTTTCTTTCATTCGCTGAAATCGGTTGATGCCTTTTTCCAGGTGGGCACCGAACGCGCAAAACATACACAGTTATTCCATTGTTTCCAATGGCCCAGACTATCTCTTCATCTCAGGGAGATGCAGTGCGCTTCGACCAGTAACTCATCTTCTGGCCTACTGGGGCAACCCCCATAGTCGTTACACTGAACTTGCGCTTTTTGCGTATTTGGTGTATAATATTATTGAGGTGATAATATGCGTACAGGTTCTATTTACATCATCAAAAACACGGTAAACGATAAAGTTTACATCGGGCAAACGACAATGACTGTGCATGAAAGATTTATGGTTCACATGAAGCCCAGCACCGCAAAACTCAGGCGAAACTATAAACTTTACAATGCCGTAACCAAATACGGTAGAGATAAATTTTATGTTGAAACGCTTGAAGCCGGCATCCCTCTTGAGCTGCTTAACCGAAAAGAAATCGAGTACATTGCTGCGTACAATTCTTTTTATGATGGTTATAACTCAACAAAGGGTGGTGATGGCCGGATTATTAACAAGGTTGAAAACGAAGATGAACTTCTATCTCTTGCAAAATCCGGTATGCCCGCAGATGAGCTGGCACTCAAATTTTCCGTGAACAAGGCAACTGTTTTAAGGACGCTCCACAAACTTGGGTTTTACTACCATGTAAGCCAAGATGCCATTTTACGCCTTGCGAGATCAGGCATGTCGAATACAAAAATTGCCCAATCTCTCGGATGCCATACAGCTACCGTTTGCCGCGCCTTAGATAAGGCTGACGCTCGAAAGCACCGTGTACCCATCAAAAACCGCGACGATCTGAACATTTCCGCCATCGTTGATGCTTATAATGCTCAAATGCCGATGCAGGAGCTTTGTAATAAATTTGGCATCACAAAAACCGTGTTCTACAGAATTAAAAAATCCATAAACCTCAAATCAAGACCTCAAATTTATAAACACAAAATACGCTATCACGATTAGCCCAGCACGGGATTACCCTCGTCTTTACGTTAGGGCTTCCCCGTTAGCACCGCCTTGTGGCGGCACACCCCTGAGTAATAGGGTTCACACTGTTATTACATGATGGGTCGCCCCATCAAGCGGCCGTTATACTCTGACCTGTTCGTTGGCATCCCGTGCAGTGCAGCTTGCAGTCGATCAGCGTCGCGCCGTAGTCGTTCTCGCCGTCGCTGGCCACGATGTCGCCGTACACGCTGGCGTAGGGCAGTTGGCGCTCCACGATAAACCGAAGCACATCCTGCTCCGTCCAAAAGCTCATGGGCTTGCCCATCGGTCGATTTCCCTCAAAGGCGTTGCAGCCGGTCGCCATCCACTTCTGCATCCGCTGCCGTCCTTCGGTGGCCATCGTCGCCACCATCGGCCTTTCGTGGGCTTTGCTCTCGTAGGCATGTGCGGTGCTTTTCTTCATGATCCGGCAACACTCACCCGAAATCAGGAACGGTGCGTCAAGCAGAAATGCCCAGTTATCACAGTTGAAAGGGCTTTTCTCGCCATTTTCGTCCAGCAACTCACCCCGCAAACGCGCTGCGCGTGTCCCACTCGGGTTTCTTCTTGTCTGCCACACGCAGTCGGCCACTTCTTTGCTCACAATGCTGTACCCGTACTTCGTCACCACCTGCCGAATGTTCATCTTCGGCCGCAGACGGTGTAGGTTTACGGTCACGCGGGGAAACTCCCTCCGCAGCCACGCGGCGTACTCATTCACGAACTTCTGTATCTCCGGGTACTCCAACCCAGTGTTAACAAACACCAGATTCAGCTCCCACGGCGGCGTCCTGAAGCTCGACAGATACCGAGCCGCCAGCTCCGCCGTGGTCGTACCCCACCAGCGGGGCAGACGGTACTTGTCACGGGTGACGATCATGTAGACTGTCATGCTCACACCTCCCGGATGGCAAATCCGTACCGATTGCGGAACAGCTTTGCTTTCATGGCATACTCCCGCGTCCGCACACCCTTCACGTCCTCTACCACCGGAAGCCAGTACCGCTGGCCGTAGCTGTCAGGAGCCGTTCTGCGCTCGTACACGAAGTCCGCGATGTAGTCGATACTTTTCACGCGGTCGCCCTCAAACGTCGTGTACGCTTCTTGCAAGCAGTATCTTACCTGCAATTTCAGCCCCCGTATCTCCCCGGCCTTTTGCAGCAGCATCAGCGCGTCGTATCGCTCCGCCTCCTTCTTGCTGTCGAAGGTCAGTTTGCCGCGCCGCGTCTTCTGCGCCTTGTACTTGCTTGGCTTGCGCATCTTCTCCATGACCTGCTTCTGTGCCGCAGGCCCCAGCCGCATCAGATCCTCACTGTTCATCCAACAACCCTCTTTTCTCCAGTCCGCGCCTGCTCATGGTGTAGCGCTTGACCGTCGTCATTTTCTGCGCTTTTCCGCAGCGCTGGCACACGCCCTGCGCCCAGCCGTGGAACGCTGGCTCGATGATGTAATCCGCCGCCATCTCCTGCAAACAGACCACGCACGGCCGCGCTCTGGCCACGCGCCAGATGCCTTTATCCATCCAGCGCCTCCTTGGCCTCCTGCCACGTCATCCCGTGTTCCCGTGCATAGCGGGAGATACGGCCCAGCTTTCGCTCCTTGTGGACGTAGTCCCGCATCCAAGCAAAACGCTCCATCGTGTCCTGTGCCTGTTCTTCCTGCGCCTGCTCCTCCTGCGGCTCAATGCCCATCGTGATATCCGCCACATCGGGAAAAAATTTATTGCGTCTGGCATAGGCGACGGCGGCGGCTCTTACGTCCGCGTAGCTGTAAGGCTCTAAAGCGATCTCCCACGCCAGCTTCATTTTTGTCGTGACCTGCTTGTTCGGCCAGAACTGCGAAAACAGGGTAAAAAGCTTCTCAACCTCGCATTTGTCCATTTCTTCCTCCTCCGGTAGTACATACTCCCGCCGCCGTAATATATAACATTCGTTCTCTTACTCTCCCTCTCTCTCTTACTCTCTCTCTTTCTCCCCCTCTTTCTCCTTGCGCCTTTGTTTTGCGTTTGTTCCACTTTTGTTATCCGTTTGATTCTGATTTGTTCTGGCGGTTGGCGGCTTTGTTTCTGCCGCTGTCCAGTGTTGGGCGAATCAAATTAAATGCGACACTGGCGGCGGGGGAGAGGCTGCTGGACGGTTCTGTTTCGTTCAGCGCATAGTCGCAGATCGCCAGAAGGATCTCCGCCTGCTGCTTCTTGGGGAGAGGCTGTATCGCATCCCAGTAGGAACTGTAAAACGTGAATTGTTTGCGCTTCACACCGCCTCACTCCTTCTTCATCGCCCCGATGACGTAAACGCCGCGCTCCTTGTCCAGCGGCACCTGTACGATGTTTTCCAGGTGCCGATTCTGCCGCCGCAGACCCTTGATCTCATCCTGCATCTTTCCCATTCTTTTCTTCCTTTCTCTCGTACTCGTCCGTCAGGTGCCGTGCGATGGTGCAATGCTCCCACGCACCGGCACAGGATTGATTCATGAAGCGGGATGCCGCGCCGCCCGTCTAGAAGCTGACGCGGCTTCCGCCCTCGCAGCAGACCCGCCGTTTCTCGCTGCTGGTGAAGTAGGGGCAGGTGTACCGCTTGTGCCAGTAATCCATGCCGCTTACCCCTCCCATCAGAACGGCAGGACGCCGTCGTCCTCGATCTCGGTAAAGCCGGTGGTGGGTCGCGCCGCGCCGCTGTCCGCGTCCTTTTTGGCATCGCCAAAGTAGATGTTGTCCGCCAGCACCTCGGCGTTCCGCCGCTTGTTCCCGTCCTTGTCCGTCCAGTCCCGCAGCTGCAAACGCCCCTCCACCACGGCCATACGGCCCTTGGAGAAATACTTGGAGACAAACTCGGCGGTGTTGCGCCACGCCACCACGTCAATAAAATCCGTGTCCTTGGTGCCGTCCGCATTCTTAAAGTCGCGGTCTACCGCCAGCGTGAAGCTGGTGACGGCGGTGCCGTTCTGCGTCCTGCGCAGCTCCGGATCGCGGGTCAGCCGACCCATGATAAAAATCTTGTTCAGCATTTCAAATCTCCTCTCATAAATAACTTTTTCCGAACTCGCGGCGGAAGTCCTCCTCCGTCCAGCCCTGTTCCTCCATTGCCTTGAGCTGCCCGTACCGCCTCAGACGCCGCATCTGGTCGCCGTTCTTGTGTACCGCGCCGCGCCCGTTCCGATGGCAGCGATTGCCGCACAGGTACACCACAAGGCCGTACATCTCGCTCTTCTTCCGATTTGCGCCGCCGAGAATGTGGTGGCGCTCCAGCGGGTCACTTGGGTCGTTCCGCCCGCACAAAAAGCATCGCTTGTCGTTCATACGCTCACCTCTCCCCATCGGCTCACAAGGGCATCCAGCTCTCGCGGCGTCATGGTCTCGATGCCCACATCCCGGCAGTCCTGCACGATGGCGTCTATCAGCCGCGCCATCTGCTCCGTGTCGTACACGGAGCTGCCGTACCAGACGGTCACGTTTACGCAGCCCTTGATTTTGCTGGGGCCGGTATCGGTCATCCAGCCGATACCGTTCCGCTCCCAGCTCCGGCAGAACGCCTCCGCCGCCTTTTCCCGCAGGCACAGCACCTCGCTGACGCCGCCAATGCTCTGTATCTCCTGCCGGTATACCTTTTCTCTCGCAACGCCGTAGTGCGCCGCCAGCTTGTCCAGCAGCACCCACGCATACCCGTTGGCATCGAGGCTCCGTCCCTTGCCCTTGATGGTGGCGGTGTACTCCTTGCCCAGCTTCAGAGCATCACAGACTTCCATCGCCGCCTCCGGTGACTTCACCCGCAGGCAGAGCCACGCGCCCTCGCTGTCCTGCGACCACCGCGCCGCGTTAACCGTTATCTGCCGCATGGTTGTTCTCCGCTCTCATGCAGCCCCAGCAGAGCCGCTTGCCGTACTTCTTTACCGCGTTCTCTACGATCTCATTGGTGGGATACACACGATCCCCGCACTTTACCGCTTTGATGGGCAGTCCGCAGCACTCACACAGCACCGGCGCCTCCTGCTTGCTCTCCGGCTTGTCATACTTGCTCCTATCCGCCTCCCAGTACACGTCCGCGCCAAAGCCAAGCGCCTTACAAGCCACAGAGATAGCGTCCGTCAGCGCCATCTTAAAGCACTCGTCGGAGGTATAAGGCCCGTTCTTCTCCTTCGCCACAAACGCACTGCCGCCCGTGCCGGGGATCGCGTCAGACCACACGCCGTCGGCCTTTACAAACAGGTCAATGTCCAGAAATGCGGCTACTTCGCCGTTCGCGCCCTGCTCCAGCCGCTTGTCAGTGATGACGTATTTCCATCCAAAGCCGCATGGGCCGAACTTCTCTGTCAGCGCCTTAATGCGCCACATGGGGTTGATGTCGGTCTTGCCCTTCAAGCGGCCCGCCTCGATGCGTCTTTTTGCGCTGTCCGGCACACTGCGGACTTCGTTGTAGATCGTCAGGTTATCCATCACCTCACCCCCATGTTCGACCGCTCACACAGCTCCGCGCCGGTCACGGCCATGCCGGCCTTGAGCAGCGGCGCAATGTCCGTCTTGCTCACCGTCGGCTGGGCATAGGTGATCTTGCCGTCGTACCCGTTGTCCATGCACCACCGCACCACCGCGTCCATGTCGGTGATCTCCACCGCCGTACTCTTGCGGTATGTCACGGCACACTTGGCCGTCTGGAACGCCGCGCCGCCCAGCGCCCGTTCTGCGTAGTCCAGCAGTTTTTCCCGCTTGTGCTCCAGCGCCTTGCGCCGCTCGGCAAGCTCCTTTTCTTCCTCGCGGATGGCCTTCGTCTCCGCCGCCAGATTCTTTGTCCAGCAGAGTACGCCCTCGATCTTGGCGTCCCGCGCCATTTGCAGCGCCTCGAACGCATCAAAGTCCAGCACCTCGCCGGTCTCGTGGTCGATCAGGTTCTCCAGTTCCTGGTCGATGTGATACAAACTCATACTCATTTCTGTTCCTCCCATGCGTCCACCGTCTCAATGCAAAACTCGCACCCCACGATGACGCCGTCCTTGTTCTTGTAGTAGGTGTCCGTCTCCTCCCCGCACACGGGGCAGACGGGCATATCGTAGTCCTTCGGCTCTAAGGGCCGCTCCGGTTCCCAATACTGCATCACGCTTCTCATACCGGTCGCCCCGCCGCTTTCAGCACGTCCCGCATCGGCTTTCGCGCCTTGAGGATGGACATAGCCCGCGCCGTATCCCTCTTGTACTGCCGGTACAGGTCTCCCAGCTCCTCCGTCTGGTAGTATCCCTCGCCGTCGTTGCAGATCATTACGCCCTGCCGCTTGGCTTCGCTGACGGCCTTTCGCATCATCCGGTCGGAGGTCTGCATCGCCGCCGCCAACTCCGCGCGGCTGATGGCGTTTCGCCGCCCGTGGGGGATCAGCGCCGCAATGCGCTCCGTTTCCGCCGTCCGCTGGGGGATGTCGGCCTTGTCCTCGTCGCCGTACAGATATGCCCGGCTGGTACGCAACGCCGCCTCCAGCGCCGTCAGCACCTCCTCTGTGGGCAGACACACGCCGTTTTCAAACCGGCTCACCATGCAGGTGTCGATACGGGGATCCACCAGCTTCAGCACACCGCTGACCGCCTCCTGTGTCAGCCCCAGCTCCAGCCGCCGTTCCTTCAATCGGTTCATTTCCGTCCTCCCTTCGCGCCCTGTTGAATGCGCTTGTATGCTTTGCGCATCACGCGCCCCTTGTACTCCTTGAACTCGTTGTTCTTGACCCGCTCCGCGTAAGAGATGGCTTTCTCCGCCTCGTGCTGCTCCCAAACGAGACAGCCGTTGCGGCATCCTACCCGCCTGTTGGGGCATTCAATGGGGCAGTTGGTCATTCCCATCTCACCAGCTCCCGGCTCACACCGGCGCGGTGCGCCTCCTCGTGGGTCATCAAAACGTCCACCACAAATCCCTTCACGCCGGTATCGGCGGCGACATACGTTTTTCCGCCGATAGTCACGGTGCTGCCCAGCGGGATAATGTCCGGGTCAACCGCCACCGCCTCGCCGATGTCCACCCACCGCCCGGAGGCCGTCAGCACCTGCCCCGCCTCGTTGCGGTTGATGTGGGCATAGGGCGTGCAGCACGCGCAATAACCGGTGATGTCGCAGACCAGCAGGTTTTCCGGCGGCTTCGCGGCGGACAGCACCGCCGACTGCACCGCAGCGGACAGGGAAGGGGGTGCGTCCTCCGGTTCCTGCGCCTCCGGCAGCGTCAGCGCCCAGAGAAGGATGCCGGCAATAGCCAGCCCAAGCAGGATATTGAGGATCCAAAGCCGCCTGTTCCACCGCCGCGCCCAGCAGCGCCGGGAATACTCCCGCGCCCGCCTGTTCCGCTCTCTCATCGTCCCAGCGCCTCCACGCCCTTGACGATGGCCCAGCTCAACCACGCCGCGCCGATAAACGCCAGCGCCCATGCAAACGCGCTCATTTCGCACCTCCACACTTCTTCTCGTTCGGCACGAGGCCTACAAACTCAAGCCCTCTTCCACGGGCGTAAATCTCGCCCATGATCGTCCCCAGTTTTACGGGGTCAGGGGGCGTGACCCAAATGATTTTGTACTCCGGCTTTTTACTCATTGCCTTTTCCTTTCTCCCGTGCTACAATAAGCACGGACATGATTTTTGTGGTGATATTCGTCCCACCCGCCCCGCTCGATGCTGCAACATTGGGCGGGGCATTTTTTTACTGCCCATCGCTGGATTTCAGCAGCGCATCCTCGGTAACGCCGTAGTGCTTTGCCAGCTTCTTGACTTGGCGCGGGTGAGGTCGGCACACGCTCTCTTTCCAGTTTTTGATTGACGTCTGCGATACGTCGATTTCTTTTGCAAGACGGTAATTCGTCTCGCCGCGCTCGGCTTGCAGTCGAGCCAGATTTTCAGGAAAACTCACTTTTTCACCTCCAAAATTAGAGTATTCTATTGACAAATTGGAGCATTGGTGCTACCCTAAGTTTTGCTACAAACATTGATTCGCGCCAGCTCAATTTGTCGGGGTGGTCTGGTCTTTTATTGCCTGTCCACGAATCTAATTATAGTCGAAGTTAGACCATTAGTCAACCTAAATTAGACCGTCAAAATAACCTAAGTTAGACTGTGATTTTTATGGGATTTACCAGAAATTTTAACTATTGCATGGATAGCGCAGGATACTCTTCGTATCGATTTGCTAAAATACTTGGTGTAAACTTACAAAGCGTTTCTAACTGGAAAAACGGCGTAGTTGTTCCGCACCCAAAGACCCGCCAGAAGATTGCCGACCATTTCGGCATCACCCTTGCCGAGCTGGACGGTGACGAGCTTCCCGTCCTGCCGGAAGATGGCGCAAAAAAAGCCCCCGCCACAGAGGGCGAGGGCGAAAAGGACGCGCTTATTAAAGCTGTCAGGGAAATAACTGATAAAGATACGGCGCTGGCCGTTTTCGATGAGCTTAGTAAAAAAATGCGGGAGCTAATGTAATGCCTACTTTCTACCCATCAAATCCGCAAGACCGCATGAAAACCGAAGCGGAGCGGAAAGACCATGAGCGGCTGCAAAAAGAGCAAGGCGAAAAGGAACGCCGCGAGAAAATGCGGTTTATTATTACTGCTGTTCTTTCTGGCATTGCGGCGCTCGCTGCTGTTGCAGGAGTGATAATTCAACTTGCTTGAGCGCAATTAGCGTGTCAATCTTGTCTGAGATTTCCTTCAATCCAAATACAACGTCGTTGATCTGGCCTTTCATAATGATGCTGTTCTCTGCCAACTTGGAAATGTCAAACTCATAGCCCTTCATAGCACACCTCTTTCTTTTAATTTTGAAAATACTTCTGCGCAATCCGCAGGGGGTAACTGGTCTATCATTTCAAGGATTCGTTTGCGCAAACTCTCAAGGCAATTTTGATCGTTCTTGTCGCTTTTATTGTCTTTCCGCACAATCTGTTCTTTTATTGTATCATTTTTCACGTCATTAGACAACATTTTGTGTTCCTCCAATATTTATAGTAACGGGACTATATGTCAATTGTTGCACATAGCGGTGCAAGCATCTATATCTCAAAGTAAAGGCACTGCCGCTCTCCGCAACAAACGGCAGTGCCTTTTTGCAGGCAGCGAGGAGCGGTCGCCGCTGCATGATTTGACCATACTCCGCGTTGCTTGACTACTTCAACGCCAAAACCTTGCAATAAAACAGCGTTTGGTGAGGTTCGGTAAGCCCTCATCTTGCGACTTCGCGACGCCAAAATCGGAGAAATTAAGGTGATGCAAATGAACATTCAAGAGGTGTGTAGAATCCGCAAAGAAGAATTGAAACTGACCTATCAGGACATTTCCGACACTTCCGGCGTACCGTTGTCCACCGTGCAGAATTTCTTTTCCAAGTTTTCAAAGTCGCCGTCCATTTACACTGTCGCGCCGATCTGCAAGGCAATGGGCATATCCCTTGACGAGACGTTCGAAATTTCCGAACACTTGACGCCGACCGAGGAAACTTTGCAGGCGCGGAATGATGAACTGGAACGCCATGTTGACGCAAAAGCAGACATGATCGAGATCATGCGGCGTGGAGTGCGTATCCGCAACTGCGTGATTGCTATAATGTTTTTCATCATCGTTCTTCTCGCTGCGTGGTGCGTGTACATTGATTTTCATTGTATAGATTACGGTTTTTGGAGGGGGATTTGATGAGAGTGGCTCTGTATATCCGCGTGTCGAGCGAGGAGCAGGCGCGGCATGGCCTGTCCCTGCAAGAGCAGCGAGACGCGCTGATAAGATATGCAAAAGCAAATAAAATGACCGTGGTGGGCATATATGAGGACGCGGGAATATCCGCGAGAAAGCCGTATAAAAAGCGTCCGGCGCTTTTGCGACTGCTGGGCGATTGCAAAGACGGTCAGATAGACATGATTCTGTTTGTCAAGCTTGACCGCTGGTTTCGCAATGTCGCAGGGTATTACGATGTACAAACGCAGCTCGACCAGTACGGCGTGACGTGGCAAGCGACGGAAGAAGATTACGAAACGCGCACCGCATCAGGGCGTTTGAAAGTCAATATCATGTTGTCAGTCGCGCAGGATGAGGCCGACCGCACGAGTGAACGAATCAAATTTATCAACGATGGGAAACGGGCAAAAGGACAACCGGCAGGCTCAAAAGCGCCTTTAGGGTATGCCATCAAGGACAGGCAATACCAGATTGATAACGGCACGGCAGATGCGGCGCGAGATATGTTCGCGGCGTTTATCCGGCTAAAAAGCGTCCTTGCCGTAAAGCGATATATGCTTGACACATGGGGCATTGACCGTGCTTACAGCAAGTATGTAAACTATTTCCGTAACCGTCTTTACATCGGCGAGGTTTATGGCATCGAAAATGCTTGCCCCGCGTTGGTGAGCAAGCAAGACTTTGACCTTGTAAATGATATTATTCGCCAGCGGTCACAACGCTGTGCGGGAGTTGACACAGACCGCGTGTATCTGTTTTCCGGGATACTGCATTGTAAAGAATGCGGGAAAACGATGCAATCGGAAACCGTAAAGAAGACATATACATATTACCGATGCCGGACGCGGATGCTTGATAACACCTCTTGCCCGCACACAAAAAGGATACGAGAGGATGTGTTGGAAGACTACCTACTACACGAGCTTGCTGGAATCGCAGAGCGGAACAATAGGTACTACAAAAAGGCCGAAAAAAAGCCCATGCAAAGCGCGGACTCGATACGAAAGAAAATGAGCAAGCTAAAAACGCTATACCTAAACGATTTGATTGAGCTTGACGATTATAAAGCGGAATACTCGATCTTGAAAAGATCCCTCGAAACCGTGGAGGAAAAGCCGAAGACAGACCTTGACGCCTTGAGAAACGGGCTGGGCGAATATGGCACATACTCTCGGGAGGAAAAAAAGGAATTCTGGACGCGCGTCATCAAGCGGATTGATGCAGACAACGATGGCGCGTTTTTTGTAATGCCACGTTAGGCATATTTTACCCTCGCGGACACAAAGGATAAGTATACCTAAAAATCCCCCGCCGTAAATGACGGGGGATTTTTTACCTATCGAGTTTACGCATGACGCTGTTGTAGACGCGCTCGTTAACAACTTTCAAACTGTCCATCAGTTCGTCCATAACCGCCCATGCCACACTTGGCTCAACAGCTGATACGGCCCGCAGAAAGTCGCTGTCGCCGAAAACTTCAACCGGTGCAGGAGCGGCGGAATACAGCATTGGCGACATTCTGTCGTTAACGTCGTTTTGCTGGTTAAGCACCGTATACAGCACGGCAAGGCGTTCATAGTTTGTCCAGCTGGACTCTTCGGTTTCTAACCGCGCTATCCACCTTTTGATCTCGGTCTCATCAATCATGGGGCGTTTACCCCCTTTCGTCCTCCAGCACGTCCATGCAGCGCTGAATGGCGCTTCGGATGGTGTCATCGTCTGCGCTATCCAGCATATCCTGCAACTGCCGTCTCATTCCGTCGCGTGCGCTGTCGCGGCTGTAATGACCCCGGACATAATGCTTTCGGCTTCTTGCGTAGGAGCTACCACCTCCGTACTCATCGTTCGGATACCGACGCGGCTGATACCCAGCTCTGGAATAGCCGCCATCTTCCATTGCCTCAATTTTATCCAGATTTTTGATGGTGCTTGCCAGTTTGTGCGCGATATCCAGATCACCTGCTCCAAGCTCGCCCTTTCTGGCAATTTCGTCCAGCTCATCGCAAAGCATATCGCGCAGCTCATACATAGATTTCATGCTCATGCTTTACCTCCTTTCAGCAGACGCGCTCCACGATCATGTTGCTATTGGCAAAACTGATCGCCTGAGCGCTGGTGTTCTCCATCGCTACCGTTACGCAGCAGCCCTTCGGCACGTCCACGTTGGCAGCGACAAAGATATTGAAATAGTTCTCCACGGCGGCGGGCGTTACCGTTGCCACGGCGCTGGTCAGCGGCTCTCCGTTGATAGCCAGCGCAGCGGAGATTGCGCCCACCGTGCCGCCGGTGGGGATGGCAATGTTTCCGCCGAAAGACACACGGAAACGCGCCTTGCACTGGTTTGTCAGGCCACGCAAGAACACCTGCCCGCTGCCCTCGCGGTGTACGATGCAGGACTTGCCCGCAACGGCAGTTTCCGTCAGCGGTACATTCTGCCCGGCAGGAACAGAAACAATGTTGGTATTTACATATTCAGCCAAAATACTCACTCCTTTCAAAAGTGCAGACGGCGGAGCTATTGCCCCGCCGCCTTTCAATATCAGCCCGGAGCTGAACAATTTCCGTTTTGGAAATAGATTTCTATGCAGTTGTCAGCAGCCGGAGCAGCCGGTGTAGCTGCCAGCCCACGGGTTGCAAGACTGGTAACTGGGGATGGGCGTAGGCCGCAGCTGGGAGATCAGGTAGTTGTTCTGCGCCGCCTGAGACGCGGCCAGACGCAGCTCCTGATTTGCGCTCTCCAGATCGCGCATCTTGGAGTTGGTCAGGAAGTCCAGGATGGCGCGGCTGTTGGCGTTCTGATTCTCCACGATGTCGCGGGTGGCGTTCTGCACGGTGTTCCGCGTGTCACACGCCTGCGTCGCCATGTCGTAGCGCACCTGCGCGATGGCGGCTCTGTTCTCACAGCAGCAGTTTGCCGCCTGCATCTGCATAGCGCTGAGCTGCTGCATCAGTGCGGCCTGCTGGTTGGCACGGGACAGCTCGGCATTGCCGAAGCCGGTCAACAGCGTGTTGTTCACGGCATAGAAGCCGTCGCACAGCCCGCCGTTGATGAGATCCATCTTGCGCTCGATATTGGAGAAGTCGGAGGCCAGCACATAGCCGTCCACCACACCGCCGGAATTGCCAGCGTTGTTGCCCCAGCCATTGCCGCCCCAGCCGCAGAACGCGAACAGGAACAGGATGATGAGGAACCACGCGCCGTCACCGCCAAAGCCAAAGCCGTTACCGCTGCCATTGGCAGGGGTCACAGGCATGGTCATGGTGGGCATACCCTCAGAAAGAGACATAGTATCACTCCTTTTTATTGATGTAATTTATCTAAATCGCGGCCACGATCAAGAAACAAGTTATGTTTCGTCTTATGTTTCGTCTTATGTTTTTGCTAAGACTTTGCTTAGACTTTGCTTATCCCATCAGACTTTGAAATTGCTTCGCCATCTGCTGGAGCTGGTTCAACTGCTGCTGCGTGAGCTTGCCGCTCTGCAAAAGCTTCTCCACCTCTGCTTTTGGGTCGCCCTGGAAATTCGCCTTGAACTGCTTGAACTGCTGCACCATCTGCATAAAGCCGTTGCCGCCGCCCATTGCACCGAAAAACGGATTATTCATCGCTCTTTTCCTCCTTGCGCTTCTTGCCCTTCATTTCGCTCACAAGCGCCGCCAGCGCGTCAAACTCTTTGCGGGTCACATATTCCGCAGCGGGCGCTTTCTGCGCGTCAGGCGCGCTTGCAAGCCGCTCCACGAGGTCATACACCTTGAGCGTCGGCTTGCCGCTTGCATCGGCCTGTTTCAGATACACCGTGGGCGCCGTTGAATCCCACAGCGCCACCGCCGCATTGGGGGCGACCATCCAGCTTCTTGCCTCCTGTTCGCCGGATACCCACTGCACGCCGCTCTGCGGCAGGGGATTTTGCGGCATCGGAGGAATGGCCTGCATCTGCTGCTGCCTCAGCTGGGCGAGATTGTCCTGCATCGGCGGCATATAGGGGTTTCCGTAGTAGGGGTAGTTCATGCTTCATCCGTCCTTTCCCAATAATACAAAACTGTTTCGTTGCTGCTGTCCCAGCTGTCATATAAAACACCATCTTGTACACACACGACATGACCGGAGAGCGCGAGAATATACGTCCCAAATGGGTGCTCATCGGCAAAACGGCCAACTGTGTAACAATCAGGACAGGTATCCGGCACGATGTACCGTCGGAAACCTACCGACCGAAGATAAGCGCCCCAGCAGGAGTTAGCAGACGGCATATCCCCATCAAGATATCCCTGTACGCAAAGCCGGAGGTACGTCTCACCCCAGTCCTTGCCAGTTGCTTTTGATATGGCTCTGACGGTACAGTCGCCTACGTTTTTACCTCGTGGGTTTTCATTGTAGTAACTATACATATTCGCGCCTATCGTCGTGGAAAAGCTCCACGATGCGCACAAGGAAAAGCAATCCAGCAAAGTCCGCTCCGTATTGGTCGCATATATCCCGCGCCATATCCGCCGTATACCCGCACGTCAACAGCCGCTCCATTACACTCATTTTGACACCCCCTGTATATCTCACAACATACAACAAAAAAGGCCCAACAAAGAGCCTGAAAAAGGTCTTTGTTGGGTCTTTTCTTTATGGGTTTTTGATATGGTCGGCAATCTTTTGGTAACCGTTGCGGCGGCACTTCTTGACATACTCGACCGATGAAAACAGCCTGTTTGCTACCTGCTGGCGGGATTGTTGCTTGATGTCGCACGCGATAATGCAAAACGCTTCGTCTCCCGGCAGCTCAAGCGCGGCAACGTAATCAATAGCACGTTGAGGGGATATACTGCGCAGTCTTGCGCGGATGTCTCGGTAAGTTGTATTCATGGCGATCATATTCGCCGTGGACTTGCGGAGCTTTGGCGGAAGCAGGGGTCGGCGCATCGTTATCCCTGGTTCGTCCAGAGTTTTGGATCCGTAAATGTGTCGCTCTCTTCACATAGAAAAAACGATTTCCTTACTGCCCCAGCAGCTTGTTCCAAGTCCTCTTTCCGGCGATACCGTCAGCGCCGAGGCCGTACTTGGTCTGGAACTTCTTCAGCGCCGTCTCCGTGCCGCTGCCGAAGTCGCCGTCCGCACCGGCCGCGCCGCAGGAGAACCCGTAGGCAATCAGCGCCGCTTGCAGGGTCTTCACGTCCGCGCCGGCCGTGCCCCGGCGCAGAACCCGAACTTGCACGACCTCGTACTCGGCTTGCACAGGCACCGGCTCCAGAGCGTCCTCCCTCGGAACGAACTTAACGCCCAGCGCCTTGCACAGACCCTCCGCAATGCGTTCGCCGATGACAGTGGTGTTGACGATAATCCATTCCGCGATGCGGGGTACGTCATGGAAGTCCACCTCGATGTATACCGTGGGCGCGGCGGGGTACTTCACCTCGTAAAGGCTGGGATATGCCCGGATAACGTCCGGCGTCCCCGGCGTCAGAGGCCCCAACACATCCATCACCGCCTTACAGGCCTTGTACCCGGCGCTGTTTTTGTCGATGATGTAGTTGCCCTTGGCGTCCTTGGTGTTGCTGTAACAGAACAGATGCGTACCGCTGGCCTTGCCGTTGCAGGCGTTGGAATGGATGGGCACGTGCAGATCAGCCTTGAAGCGGTTGGACGCCGCCACACGGTTCTGCATGGTGTCATACTGCCCCAGCATCACCTCCACGCCGGAGCGCTCCAGAGCGGCCTTGCAAGCCTCTGCAATGCGCCCGCACTGGATGGCCTCGGTGGTGTCGCCCACCGCGTAGGTGTTCCGCCGCTGGTCGCTGGGGGACAGATACACCCGCTTAGCCATTGCTGCCAGCCTCCTTGTGATACTGCGCCGTAGAGATGCACAGCACCGCGCCGAGGAACGTGTCCACGGCGGTGATGGTGGTCACCACCTCGTCTGCGTAGGGCCACGCCCACACCGCCGCCAGTGCCGCGTACAGCGTGGCCACGGCGGGCATAACGATGATGACCAGCCATTTCATAATGTCGTATACCTTGTTGTTCAGTTTCATAGTTTTATCCTTTCCGGCCTGTCGGCCTGTTCCATTTTATGCTCTATCGTATGGGCAGCTTCCGCACTTCCTCCATGACGCGCCGCGCACTGCCGTTGCCGCCCATCGCCTCATACGGCTCGTAGAGGTACACCTGTAAATTCTCGTACTCGTCCTGCGTGACGCAGCCCCGCTCGATGTACACCATGCCGAGGTGAATGATGCGGTCGTGGGCAAGCCCCACCAGCATCTTCCGCTGCGCCTCGTCTGCCTTGCTGCGCTTGGCCGTCAGCTCCATCCGCTTGAGGATCACCTTGCTCACCACGCCCCACAGGGCGGTGGAGGTCAGCAGCGCCACGATCAGCGGCACGCCGACATTCGTCCATGCTTCCATCCGGTCACCTCCTTTACAGCTCCGCCGACAGCAGTGGATTGAATCCGGATGCATCAATGTAAACGTAGTTAGGAATTGTGCTTCCGAGTGGTGACAGCTGTATAGTGAACTGGCCATATATGGTGACGGCGAATACATTAGTTATAGTTGCGCACTGGCCGCCGGTAACATCGCGGATTGGTTGGGCCTTATAGTCACCGTTCACAATTGCGGGTGCTGCCCTCATAGGTTCTGACCTACCAAATAGGTTAGAGGCATACCAGTTTCCATTCACAGCTGACACAACAAAGTTATACCCCGCCGGCCTCAAATACCTCTGGCACCGTCTCAACTGCTCTCCGTAATCGGGTATCTCGTTCAGTCCCCACACGCCGTTCTCCTGATGGGCCAGCGTCTGCTGGGAGCCGAGTTCGAGACCAACGGCGATGATCTTGTAAACGTTGTCGGTCGAGCCGATGGAGAATTTGAACGAGCTGGACGAGACTTTTAACGCAGACAAACCGTCATCAGTTCCCGGAACAATTTGCTCTTCGCTTGTCGCAACGAGGGTTCCCCAGCGGAGCACACCATCGGAAGTTAAGACAGAGGCTGTGACTGTTTTTCCGTCAATACTACATCCCAACTTTTGCAGAAAATACCCATATCCATACGGAGACCCTTCCCTTGATACCTCAATCTCACCATTGCTCAGGTGCATCGAACCGTGGCATAGCCATCTGTCGATGGAGTATGTGGCAAAATCGGTGCCCGTATAGCTCGTCTGCCCCCGCTGATTCACGGGATTGCCCCAATACCAGTTGTCCAGAATCTTGGGGTTACAGGGAAACGCCTTGGTAGCGATCACGCTGCCGCTGATGGAGATGTTCTCCCCGGCGGTCAGTGCCTCTTGCTTGTCATCCAACACAGCCTGTACGCTTCTGCCGCCGCTGGTGGGGATATCCTCCGCCGACAGGGATACGTTGCCGCTCTCGTCGGGGGATTTTTCGTTGACAGAGCTGACAGACCCCGCACCGTCGATGCCCATTCGCGTCACGGAGTAGCTGACGGCGGGGCTTCCGGTGTTGAACGTGGTGGTGACTTTCGTCCACAAATATTTGCCCTGCGGTACGGTGGGGATTGTCGTACTCCAACTGCCACTGGGGACAATCGTCCCGGAATCAGATACCATGTACTCCACCGTTGTACCCGTCACAGTGGCGGCGGCTCCGGTGTCGCCCTTTTCACCCTTGATTTGATACCACGTGTATTGCTGCCAGTCATCCGGGGCTTCTGCCGCCGTGCCGGAATACACACCCATCCACGCATCCGGCAGGTCGCCCATGCTGTGGCTGTTTGCCGTGGGCTGCTGGCTGGCGTATTTAATCCACACGTGGCTGTCCTCACCCTTGTCGCCCTTGGCTCCGTTGTACACGGAGAAGTCAAAGAAAGTCCCGTCCGTGCGCGTAAAGCGGTAGTTATCCACCAGCCCCACCGTGGACAGTTTTTCAAAGTTTGTCAGGCCGTTGCCGTTTGTCACGGTAAAGGTTTTCGTGGTGGTGTCGGCCAGCGTAATGGTGTAGGTGTCCACAAGCCCATCCGTACCGGTTTTGGCAATATTGGAAATACCGCCGTGACCGTCAGCCGCCGCCGTCAGCCAGTTTAATAGCGTCTGCCCTTGCAGGCGCTTTGCCGTGCCGTCCTGTTCCAGCACGAACATGTCCGTTGACTTGATCTGCTCCGCTGCTACCAGCTCGGATATCGCTTTATCAGCCATTGTCAGCGTCCTCCTTGTTCTCAGTATTCATCGCCGCCGTCAGCGCTTCCAGCGCATTGATACACGCCAACAGCCGGTCAAGGTTGCTTTTGCCCCGTACCTCCACACCGTTCAGCGTAGTGATGATGGCAGATAAGGTTTCTTTCATGTGCATTATTTCTCCCCCTCATACGGTCGCCGCAGCGCCACACGCACGGCGCTGGAATCGTTGTAGGCGTATTCAACGCCGATAACCTTCGTGTATCCGTCATAGACTGCCGTTTCGCCGCCCGCAATGTATTCCATGTGCCGAGTGTTGGCGGACGCGCTGAACGCAGTCAAAGCGTCTATCAGAGTCACACCCAGAATATCCACGTACAATATGCCAACAGACGCCAAACCACAAAATGGGCAGTCATACGCAGTGCCATTGGCAATTTTGAATTTTGGCATAGCTCTACGCCCTCCCAATCACATAAGTTGCCGCATCTTTCTTCATCGGCCTATAACTGTCGCCGTTAATGATAAAATTGTTTCCCGCAACAGTTAGCGAGGATATTTCTGCGATAGCGGCGTACATCCTGTTCGCCCACAGCTTTTCGGATTGAACTTGCCCGGTTACGACCTTATTTGCATAGATCACATCCGCAAAGTAACCGTTGATTGTGCTATTACATGTGCTTGGGTAGACTGACCCGGACGTGATATGCCTGTTCACAATGGCATCTGTTCCAATCTGACCGCCGCCCACAGAAAAGCTTGCAAGTCCCGCTCCGTCAAAATACCCAGCGTTGCCGCCGTAGTCGATGTTCCCAGCCTGCACCGTTCCCAAAAATTTGCCGCTGTAGGCGGTCAAATTGCCGCCGCTGTCAACCGTGAAATACTTGCCAAGCTGAATACCGTTTGGGCCAAAATAAATGCCGTTGGTATTCGTGCCGCCCCATGTCTGACCGTTGGTACTCAGATATCCGTCTTTGATCGTCAAGCCACCAATAACGCCGCTGGTGGCGGTGATTTTACCCGTAACACTCAGCCCACTTTTATCGGCTTTCAGCACCGTACCGCCGTTGCTGGTCAGCGTCCATCCGTCCGCTGTCAGGCTCCATCCGAAACTCGCATTATCTCCGCCCTTGCGGTCTACCTTGGCACTGATTTCCCCGGCCTGAATGTTTAGCGCCGCCCGCAGCGTCTCGTCGTCCGCTTTTCGCGCCTCCACCTCCGCACTGATTCGGTCGGCAATAACAAGTAGGTTTGCTTTAGTCTCCTTATATTGCCGCTCCGCTTTCCGTATAGTAGGGGGCTTGTATTCGTACTTATAGTTGATTTTTTCCCCACCCGGGGCGGAAATGTTGGCCGTATATAAAGGCCCATGCAAAATATCTTTTTTATAAATGCCACCGTATACACTTCCACCGGAAAATGCGTCACCGAGTTCTGCCGCAGGGTTAATATGTGCGCCTGATGCCGTATACGGTTGATACTGAAATCCTCGGACACTCGACAAAATTTTATTTGCCATTTCTTGTGTGCCCCACGGGCAAAACAGTTTTAGCGTTTGTCCTGTATCGGTGCCTGCGTTATATTCCATTTCGTCTGATACGGAAATCGTGACCTTGGAATATCCATCAAACGTGTTTTGCTTTTCTAACGATGATACGTTTTTTCTTACGTTTATTACATCAGACAACGATTCTGTCACCTCCAAACGTTATGGCAAATCCAGCATTGTCGATCAGGTATCTCGTTTCCTTCGGTATGTCCCAAAAACAAACGAGTTGCAGTTCTCCGGTTTCACTCATGATAAAGCAGCCTGCATACATTGCTGCAATATACGACAAATACTCTCGGCACGAATATGTAGTGTTATATTGCACGAGGTATTCGTTTTTCATTGCGTTTTTTGTGCGTTTATCCACCGTAATGCCAAGAGCCGATGCGATTTCTCTTACAACATCGATGTCCTTTGCAGGCCACGTTAGATTTGTGTTTGACGGGTAATCTTGTTCAGAAAACAGAAGTGCATCGTATCCGTGGATGCGAAGCCATCTAACATCATCGTCTTCTGCATCTTCCTCAATCGAATCGATGAAGAAAACGCCTTGAGGGAGCCATTCAGAAGCACGTGTACCGTCTGTGATTCTTGCATAAATTCCGACGCGGGAAAGACCAGGTATCTGCCCAATCGGCTTTAACATTTTTATGTTCACTTCACGACTAATGCAGTTCCCACAGGACGGCTCATCTCCATCAAATAGGCCCCCAGATGTTTCCACACTTGAGAGCATATTTGCCCCGTATCCTCCATCGGCGCCAGAAGTCGCTATAAGTATTCGTGTACCGCCAAACGTTATATGATCTCCTGTTTTTTCTACGAGAAGTCCTGATTCCCCAATTGCAACTCTTGTTTCAACGGTATAGTCCCCAGCCAGTAATTCCTTGTATAGTGCAGATGTCTGTTGCATTTTTCTGCTCCTTTACTTTTCGACAAGCGGGAATGTAATGTCTGTCCAAATGGATTCACCGGTTTCAGGATCAACCGTAGAAATCGTAGACGGCACATTATTTGAATAATACTGTGCAGATACAATTTCATGTAGCGGATGCAAATTTGTCTCAACAATTACAAACTCCGGAAGGATCAACCTCATCAGATCAATCTCGTCTGCGCGATGCAATGGCAGGCATTTTACAGTTGCCTTATACTTAATGGCTACCCGTCCGCGATGCATCGTGCCATCCATTGTTCTTCCAGCCTTGTCACTATCCAAATCGCTTCTTGTCCAAACGATGCCGCCATTTTCGATTAAATGCATAATGTCTGTCCCGTCAATTTTGAAATACGGTTTTGCCATTCCTACACCCCCAACGCACGCTGCCTATTTCTTTGCTGGCGTGTGATTTCAGGAGATAAGACACGCGCCAGCTGTGCAAGGTCACCTGTGAACTTAATTGTGATGTCTTCTCCGCCACCAAAGTTGTTTATCTCTTCGCGTACAATCTGACGGATAAGATCTGCTGGCGCTTCGATATTTGTCCCGTTTCTTTGGTCGCCCAGAACCGCCATAAACTTCCGGTTTGGTGGGATAACAGCCCCCTGTGCCAGCCGGGGAATGTGCACTTCCGGTATTTGCGGTATGCCACGAAATTCAATCCCGATGAGGTCAAGTCCCTTTGCCAGCAAGCTGTTCTCCAGCAGGGAGTTGAGCTTACTTATAAGCCAGTTGATGCCTTTGATGATAAGGTTTACAGTCGCCTCAAAAACGCCTACGATGGTATTACAGATACCCCGGAAGATTTCTTTGATACCTTCCCACGCTTTTTCCCAGTCCAGCGTAAACACGCCGGTCAGAAAATCAATAAATCCACCAAAAATTTGTTTGACGCCATCAATAACCTCGCTGACATAGGTTTTCGCCAGTTCAATGATTTCGTGGAAACGTCCGTTTGTTTTTCCGTCCAGCCAGTCCAGCAGACTTGTCAGCCCCAGTTTGAACCAGTCAAAAATGCCAAACACAAAGGTTTTTACGCCGGTAAGCATTTGGATAACCGACTGTTTCATTTTCTCTAAGTCGCCTGTCAGTATGCCGGAAATAAGACCAAGCGTACCCTGCACAATGTCCTTGATGCCAGTCAGCATATTTCCCACCGGAGTACCGGCAAGGCCGCACTTTTCTATGATGGTGTCTATAATCGCTCCAAAGATATACCCCACAAAGTCCAGCAAATCGGCCAGCAAAATACGGGCGTGGTTTACAAAGTTGATGATGTTGTCCAGCGCCGCGCCCCAATCCCCGGAAAATACGTTGCCGATATACCCGGTGACATCCTTAAACAGGTTTACAATGTCCTGCCCGATCTTCTTGAGCTTGTCCGAGATTTTATCAAGAAATGCGAAATTTGCCGCCGTGCTGAAATCTGGTAGAATAATGCCGGACCCACCGCCGCTTTCGCCGCTTAACTTGTTGATCTCATCAAACGACGCAAGCTGTTTACTTGCAGACTTTGCCGCGCCGCCAACGCCTTTATATGCGTTCTTCTGGTCGTTTAGGGCCTTTGCCGCATTGGCGCTTTCTTTTGCCGTTGTTCCAAATAAGGCGGATACAATATTTGCGATAAACGAAACCACCGTAGCCAGTACCTTAACCAGCGCAGTAAACGCCGGGATAATGATCTGCACAAGCGGCTGTGCCAGCGTCAGCAGCGCACCCTTGAGCTGCGCAATAGCGTCCCGTGCTTCGCCGTTTACTGCCACCACGTCTGCCAGCCAATCCCGGAGGGCGGCCAACGCACGGGCAATGATGGTGAACACCAGTGCCCGCTTTGCCAGCATTTTTACGCGCTTTGTGAACGCCTCCATGCCCTGGGATGCTTTGTCTAACCCTTCTTGTATCTTTCCTGCGTTCTTGCCGGTATTGCCAAGCTGCTTACCTAACTCGCCGGCCTTTGCTTTCATTCGGTCAAGCTCTGCTTCGCCCTCGCGGATAGCGGCGTTCTGCTTGTCCAGTTTGTCATTCATGGCGTTCCATTCTTTTTCCATAGACGCTACAGCGGCCTCCTGCTGTTTGATAGCGTCGCTGGTAAAGAACTCGCCGCCGCCCTTCATATGCGCCAGTTTTGCCTTTGCGTCGTCAAGCTGTGCGCCTAAGTTGTTGGCTTGGTTAAACAAAGTATCTCGCGCGGATTTCTTGTTGGTGAGCTTTTCCTGCAGCGCTTCTATTTTCTTTTCCAGCGCATTGAGTTCTTTCTGCGCCTGCTTATCGTCAATTTCGGCCTTGATGATAACGGAGCCGTCCGCGTTTGCCATATAATCACCTACTTGCTTTTATGGTATTTATGTGGTACTATAAACAAACCACAAAAAACTTCTTGGAGGGCGGAAGAAAATGGACAAAATGACTAAGTGCAAGACCTGCGGCGCAGATATTGCAAAATCTGCGAAAGTTTGCCCTGCCTGCGGGGCCAAACAGAAAAAACCGGTTGTGCTGATCGTTATAGCTGTGTTTATTGCTATCGGCATTATTGGCACTGCGCTTGGCGGGAACTCCCCAGAAAAGGTTGGGGATACAGGCGCAAAAGGCGGAAACGGATCAACTGCTCCGAAGAAAACGGAATTTGCAGTTGGTGACGTTGTCTCCCTTAAAGACATTGAAGTCACATTTGTGTCTTGCACCCAATCAAGCGGAGAAGGTTTTTACACACCAGACAGCGGCAACGTTTTTCTATTTTGCGAATTTGCCATTGAAAACAAATCCAGCAAAGATATTTCCATAAGCTCTATAATGTCCTTCGAAGCGTATGTCGATGACTACTCCACAAACATGAGCATGACCGGCACATTAGCCGCAGACAAAGGCCAAATGGACGGCACTGTTGCAGCTGGGAAAAAGATGTCTGGCGTAATAGGCTACGAAGTCCCCGCCGATTGGAAAACGCTTGAAATCCGTTTTACCCCGGACTTTTGGTCTGGCAACGACATTACATTTATTGCAAATCATTGACCGCCGCGCAGCCGCCCTCCGGGGCGGCTTTTTACGTCCAGCCTTTAATGATTTCTTCCTCCGCCTCCGAGTACCGTCGCTTGATGTCGATAGCGTCGCGGTTTCTGCGGTAAAACTCCCTGTCGGCTTTGTCTTTTAGCTTGCCTTTTGCTTTCAGATCGCGTATGCGCACGATCTGCGCGAAGTAGCAATCCCCGATTTCTCCGTAGTACGAAAGAAACGTCCACCAGTGCAGATACGGAAGCGCCCGCACCTCTTGCCCCACTATGCGGTTGATTGGGGCGATGAGCAGTCGAAAGTCCTGTTCCCAGTCCATCAACTTGGTTGATTTTTTTTGCGTTTCCTCATTTCCGCCATTGATAAACCAAAAACACTGTTTTATCGCTTCTTCCATGTGCTCCCCAGGCATCGTGAAAAAACCGGGGT